AATTTTTTGACGCCATCCAGACCCCCACCCCCTGCGTACCCCCAAATTTGTATTTTGGTACCCTTTGCAGTAGCATACACGTATGACTATTGATCTTATACCAGAAGACGGTCAACCCCCGTCGGCCAACACCATACCGTCCGAGTTACCCCCACGGGTATCCGCAGCGTCAAAAACAGTTGAGCTGCTCGTGCATCACGGTCTAGAGGTTAACATGTCTGAAGAGGACAAAGAGCTCGCGGAGGAGGTCGTGACCATATTTGCTGAGAGTCCGGAGGCCGCTGCAAAGGCCGTACCACAAAAACGTATGGCAAAAATGACCCCACCGGCCCTCCGGGCTATCGATGGAATGCTGCGAGAGTTCAGCCACGCGGTCGTAGACAGCTCGGTGCAGGTACGTCACTATGTTACAAACAAACTGATAGAAGAGACGGCAAACCCAGACCCTCGCGTGCGTATTAAGGCATTGGAGCTGCTGGGTAAGATCAGTGACGTAGGGCTGTTTACCGATAAGCGGGAGGTAACCGTGACCCACCAGACAGCCGAAGACCTGCGAGAAAGCCTCCGTGCCAAGCTTAGCAAGCTTGTGGACGTGACACCGGTTGAAGATGCCGAGGTTATCGAGGAGCCCGTGCCCGACCCCGACGATCTGTTGGCTATCTGGGACAAGAGCGATGACTGAGATCGTGTATCTACCCGGTGCTCGTGAAGCGGCACGGGATTTTGCGGCGAACGAGAACCGTGAGCCCGTGGAGTCAGTCGTGAATCATCTTGGCCATTTGCTTGAGCTTGCCAAGACCGGCGCGCTTGTAGGGCTCACCACCGTGCCTAGGTTTCACGACGGCAGCGCGTCATATAGTCTAGTAGGCCAAGTTGGCGGCTATACCATGCTGGGCGCGCTTGAGTGCGTCAAAATGCACGTAATTGACATAAACATGGACGCTGCGGTCGAGGATGACTGACGCTGGGTTTACCCAAGATGAGCTCCAACAGATGCTGGCTAACTTGGACAAGTTCACGCCAGACGAAGTTGCTGAGGTATACAAGATTGTCGAAGAGCTAGAGCGCCGTGAAAACCAAAAAGCGGTGCAGGATGATCTCATTGAGTTCTGCAAGCGCATGCAACCTGACTATAAAGTCGGGCGACACCACCGTATTTTGGCCGATAAGCTCATGGCTATTGAGCGAGGCGAGGCAGACCGAATCTGCGTGAATATCCCACCCCGTCACGGTAAATCGCAGCTCGTATCAATTTTCTATCCTGCGTGGTTTCTCGGGCGGAATCCGAATAAGAAGGTCATGATGGTATCTCACACCACGGACCTCGCCGTGGACTTTGGCCGCAAGGTGCGAAACTTGATCGCCACGCCGGAGTATCAGGCCATTTTCCCCAACGCCGCTCTTGCCGCAGACTCTAAGTCTGCCGGGCGCTGGAATACAACCCAAGGAGGTGAGTATTTCGCCTGTGGCGTTGGCTCCGCTCTCGCCGGTCGCGGTGCAGACCTCCTGCTGATCGACGATCCACATTCAGAACAGGATGTAATTAACGGAAACTTTGGAGTTTTTGAGAAAGCCTACGAGTGGTTTACCTACGGTGCGCGGACTCGTCTCATGCCGGGCGGTCGCGTTGCAGTTGTGCAGACTCGCTGGCACATGGACGACCTTACCGGGCGACTTGTACGGGATATGGTACAAAATGACGGTGCAGACCAGTACGAGGTCGTGGAGCTGCCGGCGATTCTGGAGAAAGAAGACCCGGAAACGGGGGATATAATTGAGCGCCCGTTGTGGCCTGAGTTTTTTGATCTGCCCGCGCTAAAACGCACAAAAGCGTCGATGCCGGTGTTTCAGTGGAACGCGCAGTATCAACAGAATCCAACGTCCGAAGAAGCCGCCATTGTGAAGCGCGAGTGGTGGAAATTATGGGGCAAAGACACCCCGCCCCAGTGCGAATATATCATTTCGTCTCTCGACGCCGCTGCCGAGAAAAACAACCGTGCGGACTTTACGGCACTCACGACATGGGGCGTGTTTCTCAACGAAGAGACGGGCGCACACGAGCTGATTCTCCTCAATTCGCTCAAAGAGCGTATGGAGTTCCCCGAACTCAAGGCGGCATGTCTTGAACATTGGCGTGAGTGGGAACCAGATGCGTTCATCGTGGAGAAAAAATCGGCGGGTGTGGCGATCTACCAAGAACTACGCCGCATGGGCATCCCCGTGCAGGAGTACACACCGCACCGTGGGACGGGGGACAAGGTGGCGCGACTGAACTCAGTTGCAGATATTATCGCGTCAGGGCTCGTATGGGTTCCTCCGCGCCGCTGGGCCGAGGAGGTTGTAGAAGAAGTCGCGGCCTTCCCCTTCGGCGCACATGACGACTTGGTGGACTCTACGACTATGGCACTCATGCGATTCCGCCAAGGCGGGTTTATTCGCCTACCGACCGATCAAGAGGATGAAGGGTTGCCATACCGTAGAAAAGTCGAGTATTACTAACCAAACTCTGCGTGAGAGGTATACCTATGGCTATCGAGAAAGCAATGACTCCACTGGACTATACTGAGTTCGACCAAGATTTGCCGGATGAGGACGGTGAAATCGAGATCGAGATTGTGAATCCAGATGCAGTTGCCATAAGCGATGACGAAGAGGCACTCATTCTCGATTTCACGGGCGAAGTGACCGAGGAACTCGTAGGACCCGAGCACGACTCGAATCTCGCGGAGTTCATCGACGACGATACACTGCGCTCAATGGCCTCAGAGCTAGTCGAAGACTTCGACGCGGATCGGCAGTCGCGAAAAGAGTGGGCTACAGCCTATGTAAAAGGACTCGATCTTCTCGGTATGAAGATTGAGGACCGCGATCAGCCGTGGCAAGGCGCCTCCGGTGTATTCCACCCGATGCTTACAGAAGCGGTTGTGCGTTTTCAGGCGCAGGCTATGGGGGAGATCTTTCCTGCCTCCGGTCCCGCGCGGAGTAAGATTGTCGGTAAAATGACTCCGGAGAAGACCGCGCAGGCCGAGCGCGTGCAGAACGAGTTGAACTATCAGCTCACCGAAGCCATGCCTGAATACCGTGATGAGCTGGAGCAGATGCTGTTCCGTCTGCCGCTGGCGGGCTCTGCATTCAAGAAAATCTACTACGATCCCATCTTCGAGCGCCCTGCGGCTATGTTTGTCCCGGCAGAAGATTTCGTCGTGTCCTACGGTGCCTCGGACCTTATGGCCTGTGAGCGCTATACGCACGTCATGAAGAAGTCCTCCATCGAGGTCATGAAACTACAAGCGGCGGGGTTTTATCGCGATGTAGAGCTGCCTGCGCCGGCACCGGATATTTCGGACATCCAAGCCAAGTATGACGAGCTGAGCGGTGAAGAAGCTGTCGTCGAGGACGACGACCGGCACACTATCCTTGAGATGCATGTGACTCTGAACATGCCCGAGGAGTTTGATGATCCCGAGGGGCTGCCTCGCCCCTATATTGTGACTATCGACAAATCGTCGCTCACCGTGTTGGCGATCCGCCGCAACTGGTTGGAGGACGACCCCAAGAAACACAAGCGGATGCACTTCGTGCACTACCGGTACCTGCCCGGTATGGGGTTCTATGGCACTGGGCTCATTCACCTCATCGGAGGGCTTGCGAAATCTGCGACGTCTATTCTGCGTCAGCTTGTTGATGCCGGGACTCTGTCGAACCTCCCTGCGGGGCTCAAGGCCAAGGGCATGCGGATCGTTGGGGATAACACACCGCTTATGCCGGGTGAATGGCGAGATGTGGACGTGCCGGGCGGCACACTACGAGAATCTCTCTTCCCGCTACCCTACAAAGAACCGTCGGGGGTGCTGTACCAGCTGCTGGGGAATATCGTCGAGGAGGGCCGGCGCATCGGTTCGGTGGCCGACGTGCAGGTTGGGAATATGAACCCCGAGGCTCCGGTGGGCACGACACTTGCGCTTCTTGAACGGTCGATGAAGGTGATGAGCGGTGTGCAGGCCCGCCTGCACGCGGCGATGCGCCGAGAACTCCGACTGATTGCGGCGATTATCCGTGACTTCATGCCGGAGGAGTACGACTACGACGTCGAGCGGGACGGCAACTTCAACCGACGCAGCGATTTTGATTCGCGGGTAGACGTGATTCCTGTGTCTGACCCCAATGCGGCAACGATGGCCCAGCGGGTCGTGCAGTATCAGGCCGCGCTTCAGCTCGCGCAGCAAGCGCCTCAACTCTATGATCTTGGTAAACTTCACCGGCAGATGCTGGAGGTGCTTGGCATCCAAGACGCCGACGACATCATCAAGTTGCCCGAGGATATCAAACCGAAAGACCCCGTCACCGAGAACATGGCTATCCTGAAGCAAGAGCCGGTGAAGGTGTTCGCATATCAAGACCACGCAGCCCACCTGCAGGTCCACATGGCGGCGATGCAGGACCCGAAACTGCAGCAGATTGTGGGGCAGTCGCCGTTTGCGGCTGCTATCGGGAACGCCATGGCGGCACACATTACAGAACACGTTGCCATGCAGTACAGGACTGACATCCAGAAACAGCTTGGTGTGGAACTTCCGGACCCCGAGGCTCCGCTGCCCGAGGATGTGGAGCGCGAGGTATCGCGCCTCGCCGCCGCTGCCGCTACTAAGCTCCTGCAGAAGGATCAGATGGAGGCTCGCCAGCAGCAGGCCCAGAAAGAAGCCCAAGATCCGCTCAACATCATCCAGCGCAAAGAGCTGGAGCTCAAAGAGCGCGAGCTGGTGTTGAAGGAGAAAGAAGCACAACACGATGCGCTGCTGGACCTTGAAAAGCTCATGCTCGAGGAGAAGGTCAAGCTTGGGAATATCGGAGTCCAAGAAGAGCGCATTGCTGCTGAAGATCGTCGCGCCGGAGCCCAAATCGGTAAGGACATCGTGTCTCAGCTCGTGAAAGAGGCGACGCAATCACGCCAGAAAGGCGCAGAACTCGGCATGCGTGCCGCAGAGTCTATGATGAGAGGAGGCCAGAATGGACCCACTGACGCTACTAAAGGATAAACTAAACGGCAGCCGACAGGCAATTGGCGAGTTTCTCTTGTCAGGCGGCGCCCGCGACTACGAGGCGTATATTCGCGCCACTGCGCGCGCGGCTACGCTTGACAGCGTTATCCAAGAGATTGAGGACATCGAGCGGCGTTATCTCGAGTCTTAAACTATCCGGGCACTCCGGTGACGGCATCAGCGGGCCGAGATCGCTGCAAACGAGGTAGGGTTATGTACCAGCCATCGCAACTAGACGAGAAGATCACTAACAAGCTACCTGAGCCATCCGGCTACAAGCTGTTGATCGCAATGCTTGAGACGAGCGAGAAGACCGAGGGCGGGCTCTATATGCCCGACACGCTAAAATCCATGGAGGATACCGCGTCTATTATCGGGTTCGTGCTTAAAGCCGGACCGGACGCGTATACCGACACCGCCAAGTTTCCGACAGGTGCGTACTGTAAGGAGGGGGATTTTGTGATCTTCCGTTCCTATTCTGGCACGCGCTTCAAGATTGGGGACAAAGAGTTTCGGCTTATCAACGATGATACGGTCGAGGCAGTGGTTGATGATCCGCGTGGATATAAGAGGGCGTGACAATGAGCGAAGCTACCGAGAACCCGGAAGTCGAGAACGAGAACGACGAGCTCGAGATCGAAGTCGTAGATGATGTGCCCGAGGATCAGAAACCTCGCCGCGCCGAAGATGCGAAGCCAAACGTCCCCGAGGACGATGAGATCGAGAACTACAGCGAGTCGGTGCAGAAACGCATCAAGCAGCTGAAGTTCGAGTTCCATGAGGCTGAACGTCAGAAAGCAGCGGCCGCGCGTGAGCGTGAGGAGGCCGTCAAGTATGCGCAGCAGGTGCTGGAGCAGAACCGCAAACTGCAGGAGCAGCTTCAGAAAGGGCAAAGCGCCGTCGTGGAGCAGGCCAAAGGCCGTCTGGAGGTAGAGGTCGCCTCCGCCCGCGCAGCGTATAAGGCCGCCTATGAGGCCGGCGATGCGGATGCGCTAGCGGATGCGCACGAAAAACTCATCGATTTGCGCGGCCGCATGATGCAGCTCCAGACTTACCGGCCGCCTCAGCCGGAGCGGGTGGCGGATGTGCGCACGCCGCAACCACAACCCCAACAACCGCAAGTTCAGCTGTCTCCTCGGCAGCGTGACTGGCTAAGTAAAAATGACTGGTATGGTAAAGACGGTCGGATGACGGGTTTCGCTCTTGGCGTGCATGAAGAGTTGATGCAACGCGGCGTTGATCCAGACAGTGAAAAGTATTATAGTGAAGTAGACGCCGCTATGCGGCAGCACTTCGCTGATAGGTTTTCTGACGGAGAGAGTGAGGTAAGCGCTCCTGTTAAGAAAGCGGCTCCCGTGGTAGCCCCGGCGGCGAGAAACGCCAAAACGCCACGCAAGGTCCAGCTTACCGCAACACAAGACGCCCTCCGCAAACGGCTGGGTCTCACGAGAGAGCAGTACGTAGCGCAACTTTTGAAGGAAGCACGCAATGGTTAACCGCACACCCCGCACCCTTGAGACGCGCGAACAGTCCACGCGTAAACGCACTTGGACTCGTCCGTCTGCGTTGCCGACTCCCGAACCCCGTGACGGTATGAAGTTCCGGTGGATTCGCACCTCGACCCTTGGCAACTCGGACAATCCTAACGTCTCGGCTCGCTTCCGCGAGGGGTACACGCCGGTCAAAGCCGCTGACCACCCTGAACTTCAAGTTATCTCAGACCTCGATTCGCGGTTTAAGGATAACATCGAAGTGGGTGGGTTGCTTCTATGTTCGATTCCGGCGGAGCTTGCCGATGATCGCATCGCCGCGCAGCTTGATAGCGCATCGGCCCAGATCGAGGCAGTTGACAACAACTACCTGCGGCAATCCGACCCCCGTATGCCCGTTCTAAGACCAGAGCGGAATACGCGACTTTCGTTTGGATCGGAGTAATCCGATCTGAGTAACCCCTGTCTTGGAGAAGTGTCATGGCTACCACTGCCACTCCCTATGGCCTTCGTCCCGTGAAGCGGGCTGACGGCCTCCCCTATGCTGGGGCCACGTCCCAGTATCTCATCGACCCGGCTGGAGAGGGTACGAACCTCTTCTACGGTCAAGTCGTCCACATTGGCGCTGATGGTTACATCGCTCTCAGCACCGCAACTGGCGCCGACGGCACCACGAATGCTCTTCCGACCGGTACGAACCTTACCGGCTCGATTGGTGTGTTCGTTGGTTGCGAATACGTCAACGCTCAAGGTCAGGTCATCCACTCGCAGTACTACCCCTCGGGTTATGTTGCGCCGACCGGTACCTCGATCAAAGCGTATGTCGTCGACGATCCCAACGTTCTCTTCCAAGCTCAGCTGGACGGCGGTATCGACCAGTCTGACATCGGGGCGAACACCTTCTTTGCCGCTGCTCAGAGCACCTCGACCGGGTCGACCGCGACGGGTAACTCGACTTCGGCTCTGGAGTCCACCACCGTTACCACCACGGCGGCTTTCCGTATCGTGGCGGCGGTTTCGCCGATCAGCGACGCCTATCCGGACGTTCTGGTCAAGTTCAACCCCGGCTATCACAGCCTGACCAACGCTGTTGGCCTGTAAAGGAGGGCTGAAATATGGCTATCTCTCGCGCCCAGCTCCTTAAGGAGCTTCTGCCGGGTCTCAACGCGCTGTTCGGTATGGAGTACGAAAAGTACGAAAACGAGCACGCTGAGAT